ATGGATGACAATTTAGGTCGCCCCGTAAGCCGCTTTATCCCCGCCGAGGACGTAATAGTCCCCTACACTGCTACCGATCTCCAGTCCGCCGAGCGCGTAACGCACGTTTTTAAGCTAACCGAGAACGAATTCCGCAAAATGCAGGTAGCCGGCACCTACCTAGACGTCCAAGTGAGCGCGGGACAAGACTCAGCCGACCAAATCCAAGAAGAATACGACAAAATTGACGGCGTCAGCCCTGCCAATGCTGACTCCCAACTCACTTTTTACGAATGCCATTGCTACTTGGACCTTCCTGAGTACCCAGACCTGCTCCCCGACGGCGAGGAGTCCGGCATTAAGCTGCCGTATATTGTTACCGTGTGCAAAGATTCAAGCGACGTAGTCAGCATCCGCCGTAATTACCTTATGCAAGACCCCCGCAAGGACAAAATACGGCACTTTGTCCACTACAAGTTCACTCCCGGACTCGGATTCTACGGTTATGGCTTAATCCACCTGTTGGGCAATTTGTCGCGCACGGCTACCAGTACCCTGCGCCAGTTAATAGACGCCGGTACCTTGGCTAACATGCCTAGCGGGTTTAAGGCGCGTGGTTTGCGCATCGCCGACGACGACAATCCCCTCCAGCCAGGAGAGTTTAGGGATGTGGACGTTCCCGGAGGCGATTTACGCGCCAGCATAATCCCCCTGCCCTACAAAGAGCCAAGTGCCACGCTTTTCCAGTTGATGGGTTTTGTAGTCGAGGCCGCCCAACGGTTTATAGGCACTACCGACATGGGCGTAGGCCAAGGCAACCAAGAGATGCCCGTTGGCACAACCATTGCTTTGCTAGAGCGTGGGGCGCGGATAGTCAGCGCCGTACACAAACGCCTGCATACCAGCCTCAAGCAAGAGTTGAAGATGCTCGCTACCTTGTTTGCCCAAGACCCCCAACCTTACCCCTACGAGGTAGGTGTGGAGGGCATGGTCAAGACTGAAGATTTTGACGCACGGGTGGACATTATTCCCGTCAGCGATCCCAACATCTTTAGCATGTCGCAACGGGTGGTATTGGCGCAAGAGCAGTTGAAATTGGCGCAAGCAGCACCCGAACTCCACAACTTACGCGAGGCCTATAGCCGTGTTTACACTGCCCTAGGTGTGCAGAACGTTGACCAAATACTCAAGCCCGAGCCACAACCGCAGCCTAAAGACCCCGCCACCGAGAACCAAGAGGCAAGTGCCGCTGCCGGTGGACAGGGTAAGTTACAGGCGTTCCCGGAGCAGGATCACCAAGCGCATATTGCGGTACACTTGGCGTACATGAACTCCCGCGTGGCGCAGATGCAGCCGCCTGTGCTCATGACTTTGGAAAAGCACATCTACGAGCATCTTGGTTTGCAGGCCCGCGTCATACACGACCAACAGATGGCCCAGAATCCGCAGGCCCAGCAGTTGCCTCCCGAGCAGCATGAGGATATGGTTGCCCAAATACAAGCCCAGTTGATTGCCCAGTTCCAGCAGCAGAATCCGGCATCGCAACAGGGTGACGAAGATCCGTTGGTGGCAATCAAGAAGCAGGAGCTAGACCTCCGTGCCCAAGACCAAGCAGCAGACCAACAAATCGATCAAGAAAAGTTGCGTTTAGACCAACAACGCCAAGCCCAGAACATCGCGTTGGGCAGAGAGCGTATACAATCCAGCGAGGACATTGCAGCCATGCGCATGCAGCAGTCCGCGCAACGCCAAGCTAACCCGCCAACCTTTGGAGGCAACAATGAAAGACGATAAGATGAAAGGCATGGAAATTGAGATCACGTTTTCTAAACCAGAAAAGCGTAAGAAAATGGCTGACGGGGGCACCGCTGTCACTAACAATGCTACTCTAGATGCCACAAGCGACCAAGCTACTAACAGTAAAGTTTGCCGTGGTGGAGGCGCAGCCTTGCGTGGTACTAAGTTTGCAGGGGTGTTCTAACCGTGGCTTTGAAAAAAGGTTCTTCTAAAAGCACTATTAGTAGAAATATTTCTACTGAGATGCAAGCGGGTAAACCACAGAACCAAGCCATCGCTATTGCGTTGAGCAAAGCAGGCAAAACACGCACTAAGCGTAAACCAACTAGGAGTTGACCCATGACCAAGCTATTAGAAAAGATAGGCAGCAAGGTGTGGAGTAAGATTCAATTTGCGACCACGGTGCAGATTGGTTTTTGTACGGTATTCCTTACTTTAGTCTTTATTGGACTTTTGTTGACTTAAAGTTACAGGGGGCACAAAAATGAACTTAGGCAAGCTGAAAGGACTAATAGGGGCGGTAGCGCCTTCGTTGGGTGCTGCGATGGGGGGACCTATCGGCGGGGTAGCCAGTAAAGTCATTGCTGAAGTTTTAGGCTGTGCGCCCGAGCCAAAAGCCATAGACAAAGCGATGCGCGAGGCCGGACCCGAAGAGTTAGTCCGCATTCGTGAGGCCGAGCTCAAGTTCGAAGCCAAAATGAAAGAGATGGACGTCGACATTTTTGAGCTAGAAACCAAAGATAAGCAAGACGCCCGAACCCATTTTGCAACCGACTGGACAGCTAGGCTTATTGGTATAGTCATGGTGGGTTTTTTCTGTGGTTATATCGCCATGATTACTATTATGCCGCCCGAGCAAAACTCCATGGAGTTAATCAACCTCGTTTTAGGTTATATGGGTGGTTTGGTGAGCGCCATTATTTCTTTTTATTTTGGGGCCAGTGCGAGTACCAGTAAAAAGGAGGATGAGTGATGCCTAACCAAAACGTAGACCTCGCTGCTTTTTTGGGTAACAACCCTTACTATGCTAGTGCGGTACCACAAATGACCGCCCAGACTGCTGCCCCCGTTGAAAACTACGAGCCTAGTTACCTGACCGACGGCCAGATCAATGCCATGCGTGAAGGCAACCCCTTCATAGACACACCCTCCACCAGAGGCCTAGACCAAGAAAGGTTTAGGGCCGCACCGGTGCAGAAGGTGGACCTCGCTGCTTTTTTGGGTAACAACCCTGCGTACAACCAAACTCCCGCTGCCGCACAGCAACCGGCAGAAGATTTCTTTTTAGCAGCCACCCCTGCCCCATCTAATGTAACGCTAGGACCTCCCGGAATGAACTATGGGAATATGGGTGAGCAGTATTTCACGCAAGCTCCTATGGGACCAATGCCTGCTTATCAAAACCCGTATGTAGGTATAGCTGGCTTGCTTAACAGGTAATCATTATGGATAAAATAGTAGAAGTCCTTCGTCGCCACGAGGGAGTACGTTCATACGCCTATAAATGTTCTGCCGGATACATAACTATTGGAGTTGGGCGCAACATAGACGAAGATGGTGGGTTAGGTCTTTCCGACGACGAAGTAGACTATTTGCTCAGCAACGATATAGACAGGTGCATCAAAGAACTGGGTGCTTCTTTTGATTGGTTTAAGCAATTAGACGAAGTCCGCCGCGACGCCATGATCAACTTAGTGTTCAACTTAGGAATGCCCCGTTTAAAACAGTTTAAAAACACGTTGGCTGCTATGGAAAACTGTGATTGGAATACCGCCGCCGATGAACTTTTAGATTCCCGTTGGGCTACCCAAGTAGGTGCCCGCGCAACCGAAGTTTCAACCATGATCCGCACAGGAGAATATGTGTAATGTCCGACCTTTACATTTATGAAAAAATGTTGAAGAATGTGCGCCAACGACAAAATATGATAACCGACACCATTTGTTATGGCGTGGTTCCAGATTATGTCGCATTCAAGGAACTCCGAGGTCGCCTCGGGGAGCTTGCCACAACCGAACAGGAACTAAAAGACCTGCTAAATAAGGTATCAGACCACGATGAGTGAAATACTTGTACCATCCCACATAGCTAAAGAAAAATCAAAACCCACCCCACCACCTACCGACAACGGCTTACTCTCCGAAGCATACGTAGACGCAGAGCAAGTTGTTTTGGACCCTAGCAAAATACCAGACAAGGCATTGGACCGACTACCCTCGCCTACTGGTTGGCGCATTCTTATTTTGCCTTACCAAGGTAAGAAGAAATCCGACGGGGGCATTATCCTTACTTCCGAGACCCAAGAAAGAGAGCGTGTGGCTACCGTTTGTGGCTACGTGTTAAAAGTTGGGCCTTTGGCGTACAAAGATTCTGCTAAGTTTGGTGACCAAGCCAAACCTTGGTGTAAGAAGGGTGACTGGATTATTTTTGGTCGTTATGCGGGTAGCCGTTTTAAAATAGAAGGTGGGGAAGTTCGCCTCCTCAACGATGACGAAGTCCTCGCTAGTATCAATAGCCCAGATGACATAATGCATCTGTAACATGGAGATCTACCATGCCTGAAGAAGTCCAAGATAAAGACCAGAACGATGAAGAAGATATCGTTGTCACGGTGGAAGAAGATTCTAACGAAGATTCTAACGAAGAAGCTACCCAAGCCTCCGCTGAAGAAAGCTCTTCCGAAAAACCCACCAAAGAATCCACCAAAGAATCTGACGACGAGTTAGAGAACTACACCGAAGGTGTCCAAAAGCGGATAGGCAAGCTAACAGCCAAGATGCGTGAAGCTGAACGGCGTGAGCAAGCAGCTTTGGAGTATGCCCAAGCGGTACAAAAACAGTTAGAGGAAGCCAACCAGCGGTCAAGTTCGTTGGATACCTCTTACGTAAACGAGTTTGAGAATCGAGTCAAAACCGAGGGCGAGCTTTTAAAGGAAACTTTAAAAAGAGCGATTGACCGTGGTGACATCGATGCCCAAATCGAAGCCCAACAACGCATTGCTACTTTAGCAGGACAGCAAGAGCGTCTTGCTTACGTTAAGCAAGAACAAGAGCGACGCAATGCACAACCCGTTCCACAACAGCAGCCGTATCAACCACCACAAAAAGCAAAGCCCGATG